CATTGGTACCTCAATACTATCTATCACCTTAATAAAGTTAAAGCTAATGTTGTTTAACATTAGTACATTTGCATCAGCCATCATTGCTGCTGTGTTTGCTTGGTCTGTGTTGTGTGCTTTGTTTGCCATTTGTGTTTGGTGTTGTGGCCGGGCTGTTACACCCGGCCGGGTTTATATTAGTATTTGCTTATTATTTTATAACTGTTTGCTGTTACCCTTATACTGCTGCGCTTTAATGTGTTTAGCTTTATACCTGTTAATTTAGCCATCTTGTATTTGCTTGCATTAAGCTGTAGTCTAATGTTTATGTTTAATTTTGCCATCGTGTTTTGTGTTTTTGTTTTTGTTATTAATTATGGTGCTAATATATATATAATAGTCAACATGGCAAACTATTTGGCATCTTTTTACATTTTTTTGTGTACTTCGCAATGGTTTGCCCGGTTTGTTGCATTGTTTGCATCATTTGGGGGTTATTTTTGTTATATATTTTTGTGCTTTTTTCTTGTATATGTTATTTTCTTTTTTACGTAATTTTTTTATTCATATATCCAAGCTTTTTAACATTTTTTTTTATTTTGGCGTTTTCGGCCATACAAGGCCACACAGCCCCAAACACACACCCAACCAACCCAACACACCGGACGCAAACGATCCACCAACACACGCCACCACACACCCCAACACCGGGCAGGCACCAAACACACCACACCTCCGGGTCGCCCGGGTGCAACCGGTTTTTTTTGCCGGGGGGGGGTCGGCGGGCTTTAACGCCACACACTCAACATCTCTTTTTTCCGGCCTTCAATAAATAAAAATTGCGGAATTCGGGGCAAAATAGTCATAAATAAATACCAAAACCGAGCAAAACGTACTTTTACGACAAACGGCTTTTCGAGCATGGCCTAAAAAAAAGATGAGGACATTGTCGTCGACAAACATGGGCTTTTCGAGCCAGATTTTGCGAAATTTTGACGACAAACGGTGGCCAAGTCCTCGTCAGGTCTCGCCCAAGTCCTCAACAACCACGACAAATCAACTCCTCTCGTTTTCCTACACATTTTTTAAACAAATTTCCACTTTTAAAAATTAAGTTGGTGTTTGCGCAAAATGACGCCAAATGTTGTTGTCATGCAAAAGTTCTTATCGTCCCCGTGAGCCCCTTATTTCATTGGTATTTATATAATAAATGACTATATGACTATATATATTTATAAAATTATGGTATAATGGGAAACGCGATAGGGTCAGCAGACCCTGTACTCTTTCTATTTGGGGGCAATTTGAAAACCCCCCCACGTCGTCATCATTGGCCTCAAAATTGGTAAAAAAAGTATTAGGAAAATTGCGGAAAAAGTTGTATGGGGGTTCTCCACCAACTTAAATTTAGGGCGTGCTGCTGTTAGTCCGGGGTAAAATAAAGTTGGGAGGGCGGCGTGTCGCTTACATAAGTTGGTTGTGTTGCATTTTCTCGGGGTGTGTGGTGTGGTAATATGGTTTTGGGGGTAATGTGGCTCTCCGGGGCTTAAATGGCAAAATAAAAAAGTCGCGGAAACGCTTGCAAAACATAAAAAAAAACATTATATTCCCCCCATGTTACATAAATAAATAAACATTTAAGATATTATGCAAAACTAAAATTTTTATGATTATGAAAAAGGATGGGGAACTGTCGAGGGAAGACAATTAATAAAAAAATATTGATTGTCTTTTTTTATTCGAAATGTTTTTGTACCTTGCGATTAAATAATTGCAGGCATGAATCCAATTAAAAAGCTATACAACGGGCTAATAGAAATCATATACGAGCAAGACACAAGCGGAAATCATTGGAATTTCAAAGGCGCTCATAATTACGCGACCGCAGAGGACTTGGTATATTATGCACAGCGTCATCCGATAATGACTTTTGCTGTCGATTTTGCATCACAATTCTTTAGTGGGGCTAAGTTTAAAGTAATGAAAAACGGGAAAGAGGTTGAAGGCCATTGGCTAGTTAATTTAATCGATAATCCGGGGTTTTCATTAACAAGAAACGACTTTTTAAGACAGGTATATTTTAATGCTGTTACAACCGGGACTACAATAATACAACCCATAAAATCTAGTGGTTTTAATTCACCTGTTGCACTTCGTGTTATAGACACATTAAAGACAGAGTTTCCAAAAATAAAAATAAGCGATTATAGGGTTGGGAATTATAGCGGATACAAATTAATATTAGATAGAGAAGGCGAGAATACCAAAATCAAAATAGAAGATTTAATATTTGTTCGCGACTTACCTGTATCTCCTACAAACGTTGAGTTTGAGGATAACAGAATAGATAGTAGGTATGTATTTTTATCTAATAGTAGATTTGAAGGCCAACTACAAACACTATATAATACTGTTGTGTCTTTAGAGGCAAAAGAAGTAATATTAAAAACAAACGGAAAAGAACTTTACACCAATAAGGGAGGAGATGGAACTGTTTTTAGCGAAAGCGAAAGAGATGAAGTTAAGCGCAAGATTAATTCTAATTACGGACTAACAAAAGACCGTTCTAGAGCTATTGTAAGCAAAGCTGCAATAGAATGGAAGTCTTTACATATTGCGATGCGCGACTTGGGGTTAGATGATAGCTTAAAGACAGATGCGAAATTAATTTTTGGGGCGCTACAAATCCCTAACGACTTGATGAACCTAGATAACAAAAAGTCGTCGTACCAAAACCAAAAAGAAAGCGTTGTATCCTATCTTCAAAATATAATGCAACCTAGGGTTGATGATTTTGCTGAAACGCTTACCGCACATTTCCTTTCTAACGGTGAAAGACTTGTAGGAACTTATGACCATATGCCGGTTATGAAGTACATATTAGACCAAAAGTTTAGAGGTACTTACGAGCAAGCAAGAGCATTAAACGAGTTGCTTAAAGCCGGGGTAATGTGGAAGGATGCATTAGAAATGTTGGACATCGATAAAACTTTAAAGCAAAATGAAAACGCAAACAACGGAGAGGGAGCAGGCCAAGGAATCGCTAGACAAACTCAAGCAAATGGTGGTGAAGGCGAAGAAAGAGAAGAATAAACAAATGGGTAAAATTATATACAAATGAGAGATTTGCTAGATAGATATAAAGAGGACAAAATGGCCGTTATCAATGAAAAGAAATCGGCTTTAAAATTTTGTGATGCGTCTGCTGGGTATGTAATGACGACACCAACCAACTTAAATAAGTTGTGTAAAGGAGAATGCGCTATTGCTAATAAAGGTGGTGATGGTCTTGTTACATTGAAAGATATTGCATCAGGAAACGAACCTGTGTTAAAAACAATTGTTGGCAATACTTATAATTGGCTTGATAGCCATGGAGATGTTCATGTTAAGAATTGTTTCAAAAACTCAATAGAGAACGATATGACTCCTTTACATTTACACGACCACGAGTTTAAGGTATTAGCTCAAGTTGGTGATGTGCAAAAAGTATGGGAGCAAAAAATTGCTTGGAGAACATTAGGAGTCGATAAAGATGGTTTTACTCAAGCGTTGTTAATTAACTCTAACGTTAAAAAAGAATACAATCCTGCATTTTACCAAATGTATAAAGATGGTAATATAAACCAACACTCTGTTGGAATGCAGTATGTAGATTTACAATTAGCCGTTAATAGCGAAGATAAATACTTTGCAGAAGAAAAAGCTACTTGGGAAGAATACTATGATACTATTGCAAATAAAGATGCAGTAACTAACCATTTTTGGGTTGTCAAGGAAGCAAAACTAATTGAAGTATCTGCTGTTGCTAGAGGTAGTAATATTTTAACACCTACTATAAAACAAGTAGATTTAGAGGAAAAGATAGATATAGAAAGTATTAGGAAAACATTAAGTTTTCTTTAACCCCAACACTGTTTATTAGAATCGAGGGTTTGCATATTGGTCTAATGGTAAGACGAGTTACGAAACAAACTAAATTAGGGTTCGAATCCTTAATATGCAGCGATATTATAATTAGTACTAATATTTAATTTTTTTAAAATGCCAGAGGAAATAAAAAAGTTGCTCGAAGATATCAATAAGAGATTTTCAGAGCTAGAAAAAGGTGGAGCATCTAAAACCGAGCTAAAGAGCTTACAAGATGCAATTGACAGTTTAAAGTCTAACTCTAAAGAGGAGAACGAAAGACTTGAAAAAGTATTAAAGCAGCATGGTGCTTTACTTGATGGTATGAAAGATGGTCAAGACAAAGGTCTTATGGCATCTCAAGAAAACCAAATCAATAAATACATCAACGATAACATTGATGATATTAAGAAGGCAATGCGCCAAGGTACTTATGTTGAGTTTGAGGTTAAAGCGCCAAGCACTATCACAACAGGTAGTGGAACAGCGATTAACAACCCTGAAGCTCTAGGACCTCTAACAAAGGTAGGTTTAAGAAAAGCGGACTTAATGAAATTTGTAAACGTTTCAGAAACAGGTCTTGCACAATTTTCTTACTCTGAAGCTGTACCAAAGGATGGTAAGGCGTTGAATGTTGCGGAGGGTACTGCTAAACCACAAATCGACATCAAATGGGAGCAAAGATGGGTTAGACCAACTAAGGTTGCCGCATGGATGGAGCTTACTGAGGAGGCATTAGACGATGTAATCGGCTTAAAATCTTTGGTTCGTGACTTCTTGAGAAAGAAACACGATATTAGAGTAGAGGAGGATGTTTACTTTGGAGATGGAACTAATCCAAACTCTTTAGGAGCTACTGTATTGGCAGGTTCTTTCCCTACAAACAGCCCAATGAAAGGGAAGGTTGAAAGACCTACATTGATTGACGTTGTAAATGCTTGTATTGTAACTATTGCAAATACACCAAACTACGTTGATGAAGCACCTTACATTGTGAATGTTGCATTTGTAAACCCTGTTGATTTCTTCTTAAACTTTGCTGCTAAGAAGGACGCAAACGGATTACCAATGTATCCAAATGCATCATTGTTTAACGAGTTAAAAATCGGACCGACTACAATTGTACCAACATTTAGAATTCCTATTGACAAGATTTTTGTTGCCGATATGGATAAGTATCATGTTGTTAAATACAAATCTTATGTAGTTAAGATTGGACTTATTAACGACGACTTTATCAAGAACCAGAAAGCAATACTTGGGGAATCAAGATATTACGCTTACGTTCAGAACCTTGACAAAAGAGCGTTTATGTATGACAGCATCTCTAACATTACCGGAGAGATTGCAACAGGTCAAACTAAAACTCCACCTGCAAGTAATTAATAAGATATGATTACTAGAATTTCTGATTTTAAAGGACATCTAAGAATACCTAACCTTGAGGGGACTGCTCCCCTTGAGGTAGGTAATCAAAAAGAGTTAGAATTGGCCATAGAAAGATATGAGCCTGTTTGCCTTATGCAGTTGTTTGGTTTTGAGCTATATAAAGAAATCAAATCAAATGTAGATGATGACGGAATTGTATTACCAACAGCGGAGCAAAAATGGAAGGACTTAATAGATGGAGTAGACGATTATATTGGAATCAGGGAAATTTTAGCTAATTACATCTTTTTCTTTTTTGTTGAGAACGATGAGTCGCATTACGGAGGAGTTGGTAATATTAAGGAGAAAAGTAAGGGCGCATACAAATACTCTTTTAGAGAGAAGGCTGTTAAAGCATGGAGAACTTATTATGAGTTAGCAGTTGGAAAAGAAGCATCTTTTACTATGTACCAAAAAGGACGTGAATACGGTGTTGTTTGGAATACAAATGATTACGATGCATTTAAACCATTAAGAGTTTATTTGCAAGAGCATAAGGAAGATTTTCCTAACCAAGTAAATAACTTTGCAAGAATCAAAAACATAAACTATTATGGCATATAATGAGTTTAAGGTATTAGCCGATATATTTGACTCTATACCACCTATCGATATGGGTGGAAGAGAATATAAACTCAAATTCCAATATGGTTCTCACGAAGACTTGATGAAATTTTTAGAGCTAAACAGAAGGATGAACAGTAATGCTTATCCTTTAGTTTGGTTAACGACGCCATACGAGGTGTCAAGAGATAGGCGAGGAAATGGTAGCGCACCAACCAACTTAATAATAGCAAACTTGAGTAGTCAAGATATGTTAAACGTTGATAGGATGGCTACTTCATTTAAGTTGGTGTTGTTTCCAATACTTGACGAAATCTTATATACTTTAAAGAAAAGTAAAGCAACAAAATATAGCGATTACTCGACAACATACTTTTTTAATTATAGTCCTAGTTCGAAGGAGGCTAGTGACATATGGGATGCTATAAAGTTATCGTTAGATATAGAATTTAATCCGAATTGTTTAATATAAATTTATATACAGATGAGTACAAACGCGTGTACAAGTCTAGGAGGAACTTTAGGAACTAAAACCGGCGCTCAATGTTTAGAGGCGGTTACTGTACTATATATCCTAGCAAAAGAAGGACAAGAGTTCGACAGTGTAGATGATTTTGGTAATAAAACCAAATGGGAAACACTTGTACAAGACGAAACTGTTGTTCCATTATTTGAATTGTATGAATTTGCA